TCCGATTGCTCCAGAACCAGCAGCAGCTAATTCTCCTTCAACAACAGACATCTCTAAGTAATCTTCAAAACGTAGTCTTGTCTCAGACTCAGCTTTCAAGTACCAAAGGTATCCGCTTGTTCCGTCTTCAGTAGCAACTTCTACCCAACCAATCTGTGCAGTGTCAGATCCAGAGATTTGATACTTAGACTTAATGATGATAGGTGAGTTACTGAATTGAGTGAAAGAAGGAGTGATAGACTCAGCAGTAGCGTCGCCTGTTCCTTTCTTGTATTCAGAACCATAAACAAAGATCTTAAGATCTGTGAAACCACCAGCTCCAATACCACCGTTAGCAACGGTAGATGAAACGTTAGCAGCGCCATAAGGCTTAACTGTGATAGTAGCGTCAGCTCCATCAACAACTCCAGCAGTACGTGCAGTAACAATACCTGTTACTTCACTACCGGCAGTTGGCTCCATAACAACTACTGTGTCGCCTACAGCAATAACGTTAGTGATAGTAGCTGTAACGTTGAACGAAAGTACGTCAACAGTAGCTCCAGAAGCTATAGTTACGTTATCATAAGCGATGTGTAAACGATTTTGCTCAGACCAAACAACTTGGTCAGATGTCATTGGCATTTCAGCTCCAACCATTCGTAAGAAACCAGAAAGAGTTCTGTTTCCGTAACGCTCTACTTCTTGTTCGTAGATCTCAGGTAAGTACTGTTGTGCGAAATCATTGTTGCCGTCTGTGAAACTAAGATAGTTAGTCTCAAGGGCTTGTAATTTTTGGCTTGGAACTAATGATCCAAACGCGGGTGATAGTGCCATAATTTATATAGTTTTAAATTTTGATTTTTTTAATTGATAACTTTGAAGAATCATTCACCTTATCGCCTAACACTTTTACTTTAATCCCATCTTTAAACCCATCAGTCTGTGTAGCCTGCCTTGGGCTTGTGCTAGGATTTTTAGAACCATCTACAACCTCTCGGATTGCATCTGCTTTTCCTTGTTCATAAAAATGATTAGCAATAGTATCTACATTCTCAGCAGCATAAATAGCTTTGTGATAACCTTTAGAATCCTTTACCTTACCTTCACTATCAAAGAACTTCCCGACTAGGTTTGTGATATTAGATTGTTTATCAGCTAGTTTTTCTGGATTTTGCACACCATACCTGAACTTCTTTTCTCCTACATTAAAATCAAAACCTTTGAAATCTGATTTGAAAAGATCATTTGTTTGTTGTTTAAAATCATTATGATTCTGAGTTGCAGTCTCCTGCTCCTTCGTATAGCGATCGAAAAAGTCCATAGCTTTTTTCTGCTCTTGAGTTACGCCCGGTCTCAACTTGATCTCGTCGTAGTATTTACTTTTTGAGCTTTCTAAAAAGTTTTTGGCTTTTGCAACCTCTTCTTTCATTGCGAGTTTCTTTTTGCGGATGTCTCGCTCCTCATCTAATTCTTCATCATATGAAAAAGAATCCTCCATAAGGAAGTTTACTTCTTCAATGTTTAAATGCGGTTTTGTCTGCTTATAATATTCTCTTAACAATGTATTGTTATCAACATTAGAATAATCAGCATTGAGCCGCACGTAATCTTCTATAGTTCCACCTGTCTCTTCCATAAAAGAAACAAGCTTTTCAATATTTTCTGGTAAAGGCTTACCTGTTATTTCAGCATCTCTTTTAGCTTCTTTAACTTCTTGCTTTACTTCTTTAACTTCTTCAGCTATTTCTTCATCGGTTATTTCTTCAATAACTGGCTTTTCATTTTGAACGGGTTCCCGTACTTCTTCAACCACTTCTTCGCTACTTGTACTGTCTTTTGATTCTTCGACAGCAACATCGCTTTCATTTGTTTCTCCGATTTGAATGGCATCATCTTCTTTTTTATCTTCTGTAGGTATAACTACTTTAGTTACCTCTTCTTTTTTTATTTCATCTTTAGGTTCAGCTATTGTGACTTTTTTAATACCATCTTTAGCATCTTTATTTTTACCTAAATTTTTTGGCTTAGACTTTATTTTAAAGTCGCCTTCTTGCTTTACTTCTGTTGACATAATATAATATAATTAAATAAATAAAAGATTTATTTAGGCCCTAATGAACCTAAATCAAATCCACTTAAATCATCATTACCATCTGACTCAAAGTTAATAGGTAATAAATCATTTTTTCTTTGGTCAATCATTTCTGATTGTTGTGTTCCTTGTATTCTTGTTCTTTGATCTTTACGATCTTCTATTTCTTTTTCTCTATCTGCTTCAACTCCTGCCCTAGCTTTTGCTAATTCCATTTGGTAATTAAACTCTTCAGCCATTAACTCTCTTTTTATTTGAGCTTCATTTTGCATACGCTGTATTTCAAACTGAGATTTAGCTTGTTCAATACTTACTTTTTCTTGAGTAAGCGCTTGTTGCTTTTGCACTTCAGCCATAGCAGCTGCTTCTGAAGCTTGTGCGTTTGCTTGAGCTTGAGCCTGTATGTTTTGCTGTGACGCAGCTTGCTCTCTTTGTAGTTTTTGAGATTGTCTAAGCTTTAGGTATTGATTAGCTAACTTTATGTTGTTTATTTCTCTAATATCTATAGCGTCTGACAAAGCTATAGCTCCAGACTTTAAAGCTACCTGAACATTTTGTTCAAGTTTTGCTTTTTCTTCTTCTTCAGGCTCTAACTCTAAATAAATACCAAAATCATGTATTTGTAAATTCATTAACTCTTCAAGCGTTCTTGTATTAAAGGTGCTTATAGAGTTCATTAAAGCGTTTCTATTTAAAGGATGTTTTATAATATCAGCAGTTTTTAAACTTATATTTTCACAAGTTCTTAAACCTATATACAATAATGAATCTATTAAGTGCCGAGTGGCAACGTTTGAAGCGTTAGCTGCCAACTTCTGCAAACCAACTAAAGAATCTTTATTTGGCATACTACCGTCTCTAGCTTCGTTTAATCCAGTAACGTCGCGTATCATTTGTAAATAATATTGATACGTTCCTATTAAACTTTGAATCTTAGCTTGACCTGATGAAGATGTTAATTCTGAAACAGGCACTTTGCCTGGATTCATACCACCTTCTTGAGTAAGAGATCTACCAACTATAGAACCTGTCTGGAAATACATGTTTAAAGCTTCAGCTGGGTTGTAATTTGTTCCATTACCTAAATCAACTTCTGCTAAACCATCCATATCTAAGAAAACACCATCAGGTACTAACCTAGACATTACTTGTTGTAGCTTAAGATGCGTTAGCTGTATCATATCAGCAAATCCAGTTATCTTACCTACTAATGATTCAATGCGTCCTTTGTAAATTCTAGGTGCAGAAATGCAATAGTTCATTTTAACCTTAGTAGTGTCAGCGTAAGGCCTAGTCATGTTTTCAGCAAGCTTCCATTCTAACATGTAGTTATTACCTAAAACTTTAGCACCAGTGTATAATACTTCAATTGTTCTAGTTACAACATCATAATTATCACTAGGTGGTGGATTAAAACCATCAGGCTTTATTAAAGCTTTTTCAAGACCTTGATCTGTTTTCTTTATTTTAAATACTTGGTTATGATATGTCTTGTATTCAAAATACATTACTTGTACTGTATTCTCGTCATAATTACCCCAACCTGTTATATATTGAGAGTTACCAGGCATTTTTTGTATTTTAATCAACTCTTCTTCTGGAATATCAGGATATTGCTTTTTTAATTCAGGTATTGTAATAGACTTTACTTCACCAACATAGTATATGTCTTCAAAATTAGGATCTTCAGTATATGAATAAACCATATAAGAAGGATCAACATAATCTATTGTTATTCCTTCAGTTTTATTAAAGTGAGTTTTAGAAGCTCCTATACCTAATACCGTTAAGTCATAAGCTATTCTTCTTTTTGTTTCGTCGTATTTGTTTTTTGCTAAAACATTATTAATAACCTCTTCTTCAGCTATTTCCACTTGCTGCTTAAAGTTCATTTGCATATAAAGATCTAACTCTTCTTTACTTGCTGGTAAAGCCTCTGGGTTTGTAGTGTTAAATAAATCTATACCAAGTTCTTTAAACTCTGTTAATACTTGCTTTGAATTTATATCTCTTAATAAAGCTTGAGAGTATTTACTTTTTTCTTGCGTAGAATATGGGTCTTGTGCAACTGTACTTATTTCATAGCCTTTATCAGACATGCCGTTTACTACTATGTCTACAAATTTAGATATAACATTAACAGGTTTCCAGTCTAAGTTTAAATAAGATAAGTCACCATTAATTGACATTTCATCTTTGTACTTAGCTATTGATTGCTCTCCTCTTGCATATAGCCTTAATTGATGAAAGTTACTATAAGCTTGAGCGTATCTGTTTCCTGATCTTCCTTCTTGAAACCATTCTCCTTCTATAGCTCTACCTACTTGAATACCATAGTCTAAGCTTGCTTTTTCTTCATCACTAACCACTTGGCTAGGAAAAGAGCTATTTGTATTAGTTTCGATCCTCATTTATTTAAGTATTTTTGAAATGTTTCCACTATTGTTATATCGTTTAATCCCTAAATCTATAGACTTGCGTTCTTTTTTTGCAACAGGTATATATCTGTTTTTATTACAAGCCATTAAAGCTAATCCAGAACTTATTGATGCGTCATGCTTTGTTCTGTTATTAACATTAAACTTAGCCCAATCATTTAAAGTTCTTTGAAAATACATATCTCCGTATCCAGTTTCCAGTATACCAACATGTGTATTTATATATGTTTCTATAGCAGCTGCATGAGCTTGCTTAATATCTTCGCTGGTATTTGGTATACCACCTATTTCTCTTTCTGTGGCTGATAGTTTGTTCCAAACTTTATCTGGCCTGTTCATTGAGTAACCTCTATAACCTCTTCTTTTAAAATGATATAAAAGTCTTGGTTTGTTATTCTCTGCTAATATAGGCATACCGTAAAAAACACAAGCCATTAAAACGTCTTCAAAGAAT